TCTCCAGTAATAATATTTAATTGTGAATTGTATGCTACGTCAAAACCTTTGGCGTATGCGTTAAAATCAAGGTTTAACAATTGACACCTACCTTGAAGTTTATTTTTATGTCCTACTAGCAATAAATCTAAAGTTCTTTTTTCTTTGATTGCTGAGTAAACCGATGATTCTTTTCTACACCAATCTTTCAACTCTTCAATTTTTGCGTTTGATTCTTTTTCAAAATCATCAGCTTTTTCTAGTGACATTTCAAAGTTAAGGTAGTCAACATAATTCGGATCATCAAAAAGACCCATAAAGATATCAGCGCTAAAACCTAACTCAGACAGCCCTTTTGTTTTTGCGTTGGTGACAACTTTTTTACGAACCTCGTCATCAATCTTCATATAACCTTCTTTGCCTTTGTATCCATTAGTCATATAGCAAGATTTTTCACTAGCATGAATTGGTATCTCTCCACGCTCACCAGACTTAGGGCAAATGAAAAACAATGTTGCATCGTATGACAATATAGTTGTGGTTCCGTATTCTTTTTCTTGAAATACCTCGCTACCAACTACAACACCCCACCCAATGCCTTGCATACCAAACTTTTCAGTTGCCTTTTTGTTTTGGTACATAGGAGCAACAGAGGTAAAGTTGTGCGCGCCCTTGCTTGCCTTTTTAGTAAAAGACGGGTCTGTTTTTGAAACTGAATTCCAAAAGTCTAAGTTATTCATTAATCTCTACCTCCAGTAACACCAGGAATATTTTTAGCAAAAACACCTTGCTCATCATGACCAAAACCAAGAACGTCACCTCGATTCTTCTTAAGCTGTATGTAACACTCTTTACGTCTAACACTAACAACCTTTACGACCGTATTAGCCATAGAATAAGCCCAAGCGGCGTTTTCATCCCACAACTCTACACCTTGCATAAATTCACTTAGTCTAATTTGTATTTGAGCAATGTGGCGCATTAGAATTATTACATCATCATTTGAATTTGGTACAGGCAAAATGCAAATAACAGCTTTATCAATATTTATATCTTTAGCATCACAAATAAGATTTACACCTTCAGCATTTAGCTTAGTGATGCGGTCAAAGAACTTATTGACAAAGTTAACGCTTAATTCATTAATCATTTCCTTCATCCTCGATGTAATTCCAGTGTGTTGCACTAGTATTTTCAATCGCCATCATCAAACAGTTAAGTGTTGATGTTTCAGGATCTAAATCTACAACCTCGTAACTATCAGGGTAGCCGTGACTACTAACAAGCTTTGTAAGTATCGGCTTAATCTCCTCAGGCGGGCTAATCGATAGTGTTAAAAATTTCATTTAATCTCTCCAAATTAAAATTAGTCGGTTGATGGGGTAATTAGTAAACGCTTAACCGAGTATTTTCACCCAAAAAGCCGCAATTAAGCGGCTTATTCTGGTGGCGGGATTTATTAGTAAACTTCAGCAACAACACAAACGCGCCATAAGTCACGGTTAAAAACCGCTTTTTCTGCAAGCTCTTCACCAGTCTCAGAAAGAAAATGACCAAGCTCTTTAAATCTGGCGTTAGCATCTTGCATTGTTTTGTTTTTTTCTATGCAGATCACTGCGAATGTTTTCATTTTATTTAATACTTTCATTTTACTTCCTGTTTGAGCTGATTCGCTGTTGATGTAGTAATATTAATTTACTTTAATCATCGAGTCAACTTTTATTTGACTTTAATTTTGATTGGAGTAAACTTAATTCATCATATATACACAAGGAATAGAAATGGCGCTTAAACAAATTAAATTATTAAAAAATGTAAATGAAATGCTAGAAGAGATAGTTAAGCATGAGAAAAATAACGGCAACCTTGGAGCTAACAAGCAATCGGTTGTAAATGAAATGATTATGGCTAAATACAAAAAGGTAACCAAGTAATGATTAACCTATTCAACAGATGGAATGAAGCATTAAATAAATTTTTAGGCTGTGATACTTATATAAATACTGGAGATAAATAATGCACCCAAACGATAAAAAAGCAATGCCAATGAGCAGAAAGCAAATAAGAATGGCAATAGCAAAACTAGACCGTACAGCATCAAGAAAAGAAAGCCATGTATCTTGCGGATTATCATTCAATCAACTTATGGAGAGCTTAAACAATGATTAATAACTGCCCTAGATGCAACAAGCACCCGCGCGTTAATGTAACTGTTAAATGCGTTAACAACAAATGCACTGAGTTCGGTGAGGAATATTACGTTTATGAATGGCAAGCATTAAAGAAAAACAATCAAGGTGATATAAATATTAGCGCCGAATCTTTAATGGCACAGTATAGTGCATTATGATGGATGAACTAACAGAAATAATTCTATCCTGGATACCAATATTTAATGAGCCACCTTAAGGTGGTTTTTTATTGCCTGCCATAAAGTAAAAAACCCCAATCTTTCGAAAGGGGCTAGCACTTAATACTTGGAGAGTAGAAGTGAAAACTTAAGGTTAGGAGTTAAGTTTTCATTATATTAACTCTTTATTGTTTTAATTGCTAGTTTCTTCTTTTTCTTTGTGGTTATGTAACTCACTAACTATCTTATTCACCTCTTCAGCAAGAAAGCTTGCAAGGGTATATCTTGCGTGGTCTTTTTTTACTATATCTATAAACGACTCATTTGATAGCAATGCTATAGCCGCTCTTTGTCTAAATTCATATTCTTTCACCTTCTCTCTCCTTTGGTAGTTAAATTATTTAAACCTATCTCATTGCAATTATGGTTTCTTTAGCCATGGTAATAGCTTGCTCTACGGTAATGTTATCAAAAAACTCATCGCATTTATCCGCATTTTCCATGGAGAACTTACAAGAAACCTCACATATTCCAAAATTCTCGTTAATCCTAAAAAAGCAATTAACAGAGGGTAATTCACCCCTTTCATCATTAGTTACTAATAATTGGCCGTATTCTGTATCAAATGTTTTTGCAAAATCTTTCATCGTACTATCCTTTTATTGGTTTATACTTCCACTACACTCAGTTGCTCTAATATGATATCAATTTCATCTTTACTACGAAACTCCCACTTAACCTCGTTCATTTGCTCATCATTCATCGAGTCAAAAACAAAGTATAAATTAAATATTTTATTTCCCTCATTGATTGAAGGGTAAATCGCAGTAACTCTACCCAAGTTAACGATAGAATTGTTTTTGCTATTTCTGATAATCATTCTTTATTTCTCCGTTATTAAATTTATTTATTGTCGCACTTGATCACTTCAAATGTTTTTATATAGTCGCTAAAGTATTCCCCGTAATTACTCCAGTATTCTCTTCTTGCACCTGGGGCTTTATCATAAAGCGCGCATAATGGCGTAAAATTACAAGGAGTTCTTGGCCCGAAACCTTCGCTATCACCATAAAAGCCTAAACAGTGATTAATCTCCTCAATTTTGTGCTCTGTAAAATAAGTGTCAGAACCAAAAAAGCTTCTTTGAACTCTGACAGTGTCACCAACCTCCGGCTTTAAGTCTTTCATTACTTCTCTCCTCTTTATTTTAAATATTAGGGTCATTAGATTTATAGTTCTGGCATATTAGCCATTGATTGGCGATCAAGCTCTTCGTCAATTGATTCATTCAACAAGCCTATAGCCGTATGTAGACTTTTATTTTCGCTCGATAACCTCTCTATTCTCTGCTCTTTCTTAGAGCCGTGTATTGCACTACCTTTCAAGTCCTCATACTTCAAACAGTCATTACCAATATAATCAATAGCCTGCTTTATGTTTATCTTCTTACCCTGAAACCATTCACCCCGTATATGATATCTGGAAAAGTATTTGTGCAATCTAGACTCAAGGTATTCAGCATGCTTTCGACTGTTAGCTGGTATTTTTCCTATAAGAGTTAGCAAGTAAGCATTGCCGACCTGTAATTCTAAAATTCTTTTTTCAGGCTCTTTAGCTACTCCGATTTTTACAGAAGAGTTATTTGATTTACCGCTTTGTATTAAGTAAACATACATTATATTTTTCCCATAGGGTGACATTTAAGTACGTTACTTGGTAAGCCAAGAAAGATACTTATTATTAATTTATATTTAGCTAGTCAATTACAAACAAATTTATCGAACATAGTTTATCGTCATATCAGGACGGGTAACATTAATGAGCTTCTTGTTTTGTTAATGCAGCTTCAACTTCTGCTTATCTCTATAATGATCTTACCAAGGTTTTAATTCGTTTATCCACCACCCCACGGCTAAGTTAGGGGTTAGGCCACCGTACTTCTCAATACCTGATTCACATCGTTTATCGGTCGCATCCTTACGACTAGTGGTTTGTTTGTTCGGCAGATTGAAGATGCTTTGAAAGGGGTTGTGTCTGTTAGTGAATATATCTACTGTGAAAGATATTACTTACTAAGCTATGAACCTAACTAACAGACACAAAAAAGGGCACTTAAAACTATGACCTCTGTTGAAGAGGGGCGAAATTCAATGAGAAAAAACCCACCAAAGATCACAGTTCTAAATACCCTCATTCAATTTACTTTCTAAGCAGTCTTCACTCTGCTATCAATTAAACTTCAATTGACAAATACTATTGTATTATTTTACCTCTTTGTTTTCAAGTTTAGTTTATAGTAACTCACAACTTTCAGAACACGAACCCGTGTCCGTTCTATGCTCGCCTTTAATTCTTTGTTTTATTTCTTCACCAGTTACTCCGTCAAATTTACCGATCAAATTATCAATTGACTGCTTCCCTCGGTACATTTTTGATTCCCTACCTTGTATCCCATCAATCCTTACATGTTCAGATTTCACCATCTCTACGTATTTATTGTAGTATCCCTCTTCATCCATGCTAGCAGCAACAAGCTTTAGATCTGATTTTTTAGGGCAAAACATACAATTACCTAGCCAGTCATTTATTTCTAAATCAAATAGTTGACTTTCCCAAAATCTATTTATATCCCATTTTTCATCGTCTGATATATCAGCTAAATGGTGCTTGTTATCTATTCTTTGTTGATCTAAGTGTTTATAGATTTTATCAAAAACTTTTCTTTCTCTCTTTTCACTTAAAACAAAGTGATTAGACAAGCCAGGGACACCGTGCTCTTTAAAGTCCCTATACATATCTAAAGCCATCTCAGGAGTGCATCCGATTTCTTTCTTAGCAGCGATGTAATTCTTACCTCCAATCAGTCTAGCTGGCTCATCCGCTCTAATACCTAACCATGTTTCGTAGTCATCACCATATATAGACTTACAATAAGCTTTGAATGGCCTTGTTTTTAATCGACTAGTGCAATACATACCGCCAATATAAGGCACTCCATACTTAGCCAGCATTGCCCTAAATATTGAGAAGTCAGTCTTTAGTGATTCAATATCGACAACAGTGTATGCAGTTGGGGAGTTAAGAGGCTTTGAAAAATCCGCTTGTAAGCACGTAAGATTCAATTCAAAGGTTTTATTTACATTTTTTATAAACTCGTATGTTTTCGGGTGCTCTAAGCCTGTATCCATATAAATAAACTTAACTCTCTTTCGTCCAAACTTTTTAATCATACGGTGACACAGTTTTGCGCTGGTTCTCCCTCCACTAAAGCTAACTACCTTGATCATTTTCTCTCTCCTCGTTGTTGATGAAATTAATATTAATATAAACTTATTGACTTGTCTATTAAATTTTATTAATATTTACGAAAGATTAGCAAAGGGATATAAATCAATGAGTAAAAAAATTAAATCGTACAACCTTAGTAAAGAAGTGATAGCAGCAATTAGTAGTAAAGCTTTAGATGATGATCGCAAAGATAGCGATTGGCTTAACCGTTTTTTAACTAAGCAATTCAAATTAGATGCAAAGCCAAAGGTTAAAAAGGAGGTGGTTAATAGTGATGATTCTGTTGCTGGCAACGTTCCTTGTTCAAATGGTAACTATGAAGTTATGCAATCAAGTATTGATACATGGTCACAAGCTTACCCTGATGTTGATATCGGCGCAGAACTTAACAAGGTAGTAGCATGGCTTGAATCTAACCCTAAGAAGACCGTAAATGGCTGTAAAAAGTTTTTAAACGGTTGGCTTAATCGCGCACAGAACTCGGTTAAGTCTAGCGGGGTAAATAAACAGTTTACCGGTAAAACATCGGGCAACCTATCAGCATGTGAGGATTTTATAAATGGATAATTCAGATAAAAAAGAATTTGCGGTTTTATTTTATGGTACTGGTGAGCTTTACGATAAACCGGTTACTAAAAACTTACTTCAATTATACTTTGATGCACTAAAAGGCTATTCGATTGATGATGTTAAATCTGGCGTCAGTAAGCATGCACTAGATCCAAAGCATGGAACATTTTTCCCAAAACCTGCCGACATTGTTCGTCACTTGCAATCGGGTCAATTATCAACTGAAGAAAAAGCAGAATTGGCTTGGGCAGAAATACAACAATGCCTACGCAGAAATGGTGCTTATGGAGGGCTAAGCATAGAAGACAAGCAAGGAATAGCCGCATTAAAATCATTTACTACATGGAAAGAGTTTTGCGCTATGGATGCCAGTAAATTAACTTGGGCTAAAAAAGAATTTATAAGTATGTATTCTACCTATGAAAACACCCCGCTTGAAATGCTGCCTAGCTCATTGCCAGGATTGGTAGAGCTGCATAACCATAAAGAAAAGCATGCTCAACTAGGAGTTCAAAACGCCGGTGATATTATGGCTAAGATAATAGCTAATAGAGTTAAGTAGGAGATAGACAAGTGGACAAATTAAAAAACTTAATAATTAAACACGCTAAATATTCAGATTTAAAAAGTGAATTAAAGCGAAAAATATCAGCCGAGTTAGCCAAGCATAAATACAGCAAAGAGTTTGAAGAGGTGTTTAGCGGCAAAGATGCACTTAGTAATGAGGACGTTATTTACGGCACTTGTGGTAATCACGCTTATCGGGCTGTACAAGTATTAAATAGCGAGGCTTGTGAGTATGAATCTTACGGTTATGATGAAGTTTTGCATATGTACGCCTGTAAGCATTGCCTAAAAGCAAGAAAGCTAAAATTAGAAATGGGCATTATCGGCACTAAGTTAGGGCAGATTAGAGGCGCAATAACTAGAACTGGAAGAAATTTAAATAGAGTTAAGCAAGATAGATAACAGGAGAGTAACAATGAGAGTATTGAGTTTATTTAACGGTATGAGTTTTTGTCGTATGGCGTTAGAAGATTTAAATATAAATGTTAGCAAGTATTATTCTAGTGAGATTGACAAATATGCTAACCAGGCTGCACAAGCGCTTTACCCTGACACAATTCAGTTGGGTGATGTTTTAAATTGGCGTGAATGGGATATTGATTGGGGTAGTATCGATTTAGTTACAGGCGGCTTTCCTTGCCAAGCGTGGTCTATGGCTGGGAAGCAGTTAGGGGATAAGGACGAGCGTGGCATGTTGTTTTGGACGATGCTGGATATTATGAAGCACGTTAAGCATTACAACCCTAAAGCTGATTTTTTAATTGAAAACGTGAAGATGAAAAAGGAGTTCGAGCAATATATTGCAACGCACACTGAAAATGCTTTAGGCCATGTTTATAAGATATTAATTAATAGCGCGCTGGTTTCGGCTCAGAATCGCAATAGATATTATTGGACGAGCTTTGAGGTTCAGCAACCAGATGATAAAGGGATTATTCTCAAGGACATTGTTGACCCCATGTGCCGCGATGTAAATTCCGATAGTTGGCATAAATGGTGGGAAGATAAAAAAGACTTTCAAATAAAAAAGAAATACTCGGCTATTTGTAATGACGGTTCGACAGATAAGGCAATTACGTTGACGGCTAGGCAGTACGCTAGCTGGAACGGAAATTTTATTCATGTGCGAAGCCCTTGTAAATTCGTAGGAATGAAAAGGGTTGATTCTGATTTATATAGAAAGCTAACTGTGCGTGAAAATATGAAACTTCAAACAGTTCCAGAGCACCATATTAACACACTATTAAGCGCAGGAATTAGCAATGCGCAACTATACAAAATGTGCGGTAACGGCTGGACTTTGAAAGTTATATCTCACATATTTAAGAATTTAAATGAGTAACCAAGAACTAAAGCCGGTTGATATGACCGGCTACACTAATCAAATGCTGTTTGATGAACTCAAGGCGTATTTAGTTGATGTTATGGGAATGAATGATGCCCAGGTTCGCGTTGAGATAGGTAAGCGCTGGCCTGAGCTTTTAGAGGGAGATTTATTTGAATAACTTTCCTATTAATCCGCTTACAGGGTCAACCTTATGACCTTGGGCGGAGTTCATTTTATCTTTTGACTCGTCACGTAGTATTCCAAAGTAAGCGTATAGCAAGGTTGTTAATGTACCGGTTAACGTACCGATAAATGCCCAGCTATCATTTATACTTGCTAGCGGGTTATCTGAATTAATAACAGCCCATGCCCATAGCGATATAGCAACGATATTAACAAAGGCTATCACCAGGAAAGCTTCATAAGCTATTTTTGGTCGTGTAGTGTGCTTTGATTGCGCGTTAGCTTGTAACATTACTTGTAACGTGTTGTAAGCCTCAATTTTAACGTCGTATTCCTTTTCTAATACACTTGCTTGCTGTTCTGGCGTTAACTTGCTTATAGCGTCATTGGCTTGCTCTACTGTTGCGTTTTCGGGTAATTGTTCACCAGATGGTAAAAATTCATTTATTCCCGCCACAATTAAAGATCCAGTGCCTGGCAATAGAGTTTGAATTAACCCACTCCCAACTGTTTTTAGTATATCGCCTAGTTTCATATTAACCCCTTATCTGTTTAGTTAATTTTATCATGAATGGAAATTAATTGTAATTTGTGGTTGACTTGTAACGGATAGGTGTTACTATTTAGCTATCAATAACGGAGAGGATTTAGAAAATGTATATCAAGGTAGTTAAATTATCAAAGTTTGAAGCAGAAGTTGAGTGCGTGGATTCTGAAGGTTTTAGTGTATCTGAAACGATAGCTTATGCAGAAGCAAGAGCGCTAGCTGTTGATATGATGAGTGCAGCCAAAAAATTACTAGAACTACAGGAGGATAAGTAATGAGTGAATTAATTAAATTCAACCTTTCAGATGCTTTAAATGGCGCACCAGTACAAACAAGAGACGGCAGAAAGGTATCTAATGTTAAAAAGGTTTGTGAGGATGTTATTTTTGACGATGGTGTTGATTCAACTTATCAGCAAGGTTTAGTTGCTGGCATACATAACGACCATGGCTTGTGTACTTATCCGTTTTATACTAACGGTGGTTCTCACAAGTATTTGGGTGAAAATGCCGCTGATTTATTTATGGTTAAAATTTAACAAGGAGTAAACAAGTAAATGACTAAAATGTTGGAATGCCCCGAATGCGGAGAAACTAAACCAAGGCGTAACGATGCTGAGGTTTGTGGTGGCACTTGCCGCCAAAGAAAAAAGCGAAGATTAGCTAAGGAGAAGAAAAATGAAAAGCACAACTAAAGCAGCAATAACAATATCAGCAGTATTTGCGGTGTTATTCGTGCCGCCTTTATTCTTTGATACACATTACGTTGAAAGCTTTGGTGAAACTGGTATGCGTTCTTTCTGTGCGATATTTGTCAGTATTTTTTTATGGGCTTTATTTCATAGAGTTAGTGAGTCTCGTCAAGAGCGAAGGAAGAATAGCCGCGCTGAGATAGCAAGAAATAGAATGCGAGGTTGTATTTTGATGTTGATGTTTGGCGCTTTCGGTGTGGCCTTGATGTTTACTTTGAATTTTATTTTATGTATTGAGGGTTATTAGTATGTTGGCAGGATTAAGAGCAATTCAGCGAGTGCCTGAGTTTAAGTCTAAAGAAAAGTGCGAGGTGGTATTACTCACGCCTAAGAAAAAGAAACGAATGAGCCAAGCGGAAACGCTAGCTAATTGTGAAAAGCAACTTAGCACAGTGGTTATTATGGCTGTTGAAGGTCATACGGCTGATGAGATAGTTGCGGTGACCAATGTTTCAAAGTCGTTTATTAATCGATGTAAAGTTAATTTCGGACTGATACGTCCAAAGCCAAAGTGCAATCGTGATGCCGTTAGTAATTATATTAAGTCTGCACCTCCTTACACTTACGGGGCTGTAGATATAGCAAAGCACATAGGCGTAACGCCTACTGTTATTTATAAATTAATAGCTGATATGCCTTTTATTAAACGTGGCGAACGTGAAGGAATTAAAAATAAATTCTGTTATGACCACTTTGAAGAAATGCAGCGAGCGCCTAAAATTGGCAGTCGTGGCGTGGCGCTTCACTCGTGAAAGATCATCAAGTATCTAATCATAACTTGCAAGAAACAATGCTGTTGCTCCAAGGTGAAATTGATAGTGATAAATTAATTATTATCAACTCTCAGCCTGCGGGTACTGGTAAGTGGGGTATGGCCAGATTGTGGCGGTCATGGATGGCAACTACTGCAAAATATATGGCAGGCAATGGCGCAATAATGCCGCTTATGATTAAAGAAAGTGGCGAGTGGTATGGTCAGCGACCTTTTGACGCTAACGACGCTCACGAATTATTTACTCGTCAATGGCTAGGTGTTTGTGAGGATGGTTATCGTTTGAGTTGGGCTAAGTCTGGCAGTCAGCGAAAAGCCACTAAGGGTGAAAGGTTTAATGCATTACGTAAACATGAAAACTGGTGTATTGAAAAAGGAATAGTGCTTTTCAAGCCTAGAGGCTCTGAATATGAAAAGCTAGAAGAGCAGCAAAATATTTAATTTTAGAATATAAGGGCTGATTGTGAGTATTGAGAAAGAAATAAGCCAAGCTATCAGTAATGCTTTTGATGAGCTAAACCTAGTAGTAAGGCTTGATTGTGATAATGACTTAGAGGTTACTTTACTGCATGGAAAAAAAGAAATAAGCCAGTCTTATGTTGCTTTGGATAATGTATTTTTAAAGATTGAGCCTTAATTAATTTAACAGGTTAAAGGAGGGAAGTGATGAAATATTTTTTTAGGTTTTTTATTTTTGCTGTTATAGGTGTTGTGCCAACTGTTATAGCTGGCTACACGGTTGATATGTGGCAGTGGTGGACTACCATTGCACCTCTATATGTCGGCGTGTATATGCATAGTAAAAGCTTTAAAAATGAAAATAGTTAAGCTATACGCCACCACTAACCGCCAGCATGAATGCCCTGAGTGTAAAAGCTTATTGCATAGCGGTGATGAGGTGGCATTAACTAGAAAGACTTATAGGCACCTACACTGTGAGCGTATTAGATTGCTTCACAGTGCAGGGTTTAGGTGGATAGAGCGAACTATTTTGGTTTAATTTTAGAATATAAGGGCTGATTGTGAAGAAATAAAAGTTAAAAGCAGGAGGATTTATAGAGTTTAAAATATTAAGCGCGCAAAGATAAATTCTCTGCGCGCTAATTTTAACGGTAAAAATTAATAATGTATTAGAATACGATTTTAATTAAATACGGCGAATGTAAATGAAAGGTTAGCTATAGTTGTCATATCTATAGCTACGCCCGTGGTGGCATCAGCAAACACAACGTAAATTCTACCTAGCCCTGAAGTGTCCATTGTCGCGCCAACTGTTATGTTGCGGTTTGTCTGCCCATCATGTGTAACCTGTACAATAGGTATAAAACCACGGTTGATAGGGTATGTATAATCGGTTTGAATGGTTAACAACACGCCAGCATAACCTATACTTACTACTCCATGGCTTCTATAACTAATAGGTAAAGAAGGAACTCCGCTAGTCATTGTCACTTTACCCATTGCTGTGATACTAGGCGCTGGCAACCCTGAAGATTCACTTGTTACTTCTAATTCTGTAAACTCAAATTCACCACCATCCTCGTTATTAGTTCTGAAAATCAAGTTTATAAGATCAGATGAATTATCATGTGTTATCGGTACGGCAAACCTTAGCGAATATTTCTCCCAATTTTCAGATTCTATTTTTATTTGGTTTTTTGGTGAATCAGAAGTTGGATATGATATTGCAATGCGCCCCTCTTCCCCCGCAGCGCCTGATATTTTGCGCGCTAAGCATCGCACGTTGATAACTTCACCAGGTCGGACATCAATACGTTTCGATACTTGAGCTGTGCCGCTTAGTGTTCCACTTTGCAAATTTAATACTTTGCCTGTAATCGCAATAACACCATCACCAGAAATTGTTTCGTCTAAACCCTGCCATGTGTCGCTTGGCGTAATTCTAATCATCGTAAAATCTCCCCTGTTAGTCTGTCAGACATTATTTTGTTAACTCCTGTTTTTTGAATTCTTTTTGCGAAAATATTATCGTTTACAGTATACGCGACTAAATCGACACCTCTATCTCTAGCGTATTTTACAATGCCTTGATTGGCAAAAATCATGTCATGCTGCGCCGTTACTGTTGCGTTACCAAGTAAAACCAATGAATCTATGTAAGCAGAAAAAGCAGGATCAGCAGTTATGTATCCAACATTTATAACTGAATTAACCCCTCTAACATACTGAACATTAGTTAAATTTCCGCTTTGTAATGAAACTAAATGCTCCATTCCTGAAGCTACAATATCAGAAATTATTAAATCAATATCAGCGTTACTTGTTATCAATTTAAGCTCTAACATTACATAAGTGCCGTGACTCCTAGCCAGTGTTAATACATCAATTAATCTCGGTATTTTTTCATCAACTAGTATTGTCCCAACTGTAGAAGTGAATTTTAACGTATCAATATATGCTGAAGTTAATGCAGTAAATGTTCCAGTGCCATCAGTTAGCGCGTCTACCGTTTCGTCATGAAATAAGTAAGTAACACCGTCTGAACTAACAGCTGCGTCAAGCTCTAAACCATCAACTCCAAGGTTTATCGAGGCTGAACACGCGACCATTGTATTTTCTGGGAACTGAAAGGCCATGCCTCTATGCGCGAATACTTGCAACTTGTTTCCACGAGGATTTGAGTTGTTAAAAGTATTATTGTTTATTGCTTGGTTCGTTGTTAACGATGGATCAAAAGATGAGCCCAATGGTAAAGCATATAGCCCAGCAGCAAGTGGAAGATCTGTCACTGCGGCTGTAACTTTATAGTTAGAATGTAGCTCTGTTGTTTCGTCAAACACTTGTAAATCCTTACCTACAGGAAAGACAATAGCGCTCGATAACATCAAAGCAATAGATGAAAAATCATAAGCTTGTGATAGGTTGTTGATTAAACTTACATCTGCTGATCTCATGTTATCAGCTAAACGCAAAGCGTTAGATGTATCGTTAGTATCAGCCTCCGCCTCCGTTGGAAACATCCATAAATCATAAGTGTCTTCAATGTATGGCGTTATTAATGCCTGTCCAGCGCTAACAATAAAGCCATCTTTATTAATCTCAGCCTTGGCTATTAATGTGCTTAAGGTTGAATCTGTAGCCATTTCCTTTGGCGTTGTTGTGCCTGGTTCGTATGCTTTGATCCAGTTGTTTTTATAATCTCTGTAATTTGCCGCCGTGAAAGCGATAGGTGAAAAAGCCATTTTATTTATCCTGCCCTGTTGTTGCTGCGCCCGTCAAGGCTGCCCCTGTTAAACCAGATTTATTTATTTGCTCTTGAATTTCTTTTGTTATAGAAACCCTTTGCTTTGCTGTTTTAGCTGCTTTCCGTTTTATTAATAAATTTCTAATCGGTTTTGATTCAATAAACCCTTGTGCAACGCCTGGTATTAAAGCTTGTGGTAATGCCAGTGCTGCACCTATAGTTAACTGCTGTCCTGTTGGTGTTGCAACTGAAGCGTCTTGTGCGCGCCTAGTTTTACCTAGCTGATCTCTTAAGGCGAAAATAGCTTTTCTTTCTTCTGGGTTAAACATCTTTCCTATCTGGTTTCTGTTTTTATTTAACTGAGTTAGAAACTTATTAGGGTTTATGTCATCGCCATCAATAGAGGATTTCTCTAAAACTCTTTGTAATATTCTTTGTTTGGCGGCTTGTTTACCTGCTACATCCAAATTAGAAGATAGAAATTCTAAGTCAGAGTTTTTGTTACTGAATAACAAGCTATCAATAATTTCGGGAGTTGCATCACCGTTTTTAATTACAGACTTAGCACCGCGCTTACTTGTTCCTGTTGCAAATTCAGATACCACATCGTTGGCTTTTTTCCAGTTAGCCGCTAGCTTTGGATCTGCCGCCTCTGCAAATCCCGTCATATCATTAGTTAGTTGGGCGTAAGTTCTTTTTAATAGTCCTGTATCAGTATTTCCCTGTACTGGCGCGCCTCTGTTTACTTTCTCAAGATTGGCTCCTACACCTGTGCGGATCTCTTTTACTAACTCAAACGACAAGTCATCAGGAGCATCAACAAAGCTTTGCATATCATCAATAACAGATTGATTTGCTTTAGTTCCTTTTTTTAGCTCTCTATCTATAACCTCTTGAGCAAACTTTTTTGTTTTAGATAATGGTACACTGCCAAGCTGATCAAGCTTAGATGTCGACTCATCATATAGCGCGCCAATAGCCTTTTTACTTTCGCTAATTGAGTCCTTTAAGCCTTTGACTACCTTAGCCTCAAACCCCACACCTTCAGCAACATCAAATTTATTAACTAAGTTTTCAATGGCCTTTACTCTCTGCCCTTGCTGCCCCTTTCTTTGAAATCCTGCCACTAGCTCCCCTTGTGACTGCAAAAGCTTTCCTAGTCTGGTTTCTGGCGGCAATACATCACTAGTTAATTGGGTTATTCCTGTCAGTTCATCAGCCTTTGACACTTCTGACAGCGCCGTCCTTTTGGCTTGAGATGTTACAGGTGATATTCCCTGCCCTTTTGCCAGTCTTTTACCAAGACCAGCACCACCAACTTCAGCGATAATATCAGGTATAATATTAACAAATGTTGCAAATGCTGGACTACCAGTTAAATCCAAGCCTTGTTGCCCCGCCTCGTCTTTAAATTGCTTTACGGCATTAATCAGAGGTTCGGCTGGCTTTATTACTTCAGCCAACTGGTTTAACGCAGCCTCCCCACCAATGGTCGGGTCAATCCTGAATTTGTCTTGTATTCTTTTTATCATTTGCGCAGGATCGTTGTCAGTAAAAGGATTTAGGACATCTACAAGCGCAGTTAAGCCGCCAACAATAGTGCCGCCAACGTCAGAAGCCAAAGTAGCTGCACCACTGACTCCCCCAATAATTTGCTCAGTTGTGGAAAGATCATTTTTCACCTCTATTTCTTGATCGTCTAAAGTAAATCCATCAGGCAATGCTTTAGCCTGAGCGTCTAGAGTAAAACCTTGTGGTAATTCATCAGCCATTATAATCTCGCCCATTGACCATTAGTAAATATTATCCTCTCGCCGTTCGGGCCTGTTGCTGTTTGACCTTCTTTGAATCTTGAGGGTTGAGCAGCTTCTTGACTCGCTTCCGTCTCAATGCGATCTTTGGTTTCTCGTTTCAATTGGTTTCTGTCGCTAGCATCTTCAAATACGCGTTTAATTTTTCTTAATTCTCTACGTGCGCGATCATCACTAATTAAAGGGTTATCTAAAACGGTAGCAGACTGAGCAAGTATTTTTTGCTCGCTGTCTGTTATCGTTCCTTGTCCTTTTAGTTTCTGCCTAGACTCTAAAGTAATCAATCCTTTTATTTGATTTACATCTGCTATTGCATCAATTGATTCTTGAGACCTTAATAATTCTGGCGTAGTAGTAACCAACTTACCGAAGGCTTTGGAAAACCTATCGCCAGTCAATAAACTATCAATTTGAAGTTGCGCTGAATCAGCCTCCTTTCTTCTTGCATTTTTGGCGTTAATTACCTGATCTCGCCTTTCTTCATTTTTTATCTTTGTCTCATCAATAGTTACTTTCTTAGCGGCTATATCCTGAGCTATCTGCTCAGACTCTGTCTCAAGAGCAACAACTTCGCCTATTTTTACATCAGAAACAGCTTGAGCAATATCACCTTTTTGCTGAACTTTTGCAGCTAATGACTTGTTTAAAGCGTCAGTTCTCTCGCTGCCGGTAAGCACTTGACCTGATGGAGAAATAACATTAGTCCCGCCAGTGTTGAATGATTGTATAGTTGTTCCGTCATCTAGTATTTTTGATGATACAACCCTGCGCTGCTGCCCTTGCTGTTGATTAAACAAATTAACAGAGTCGCCTAATGCAGATACAACCTGCTGACCTTGACCTGCATCAATAAGCGCCAAACCTTCGTCAGTTGTTTCAGTTGGCAAGCCTTGCTGGATTAGCTGCGCCTTTCTCTGCTCTAAAGCACCACGTAAACCAGTGTAATCACCAGTAGCTTGTGCATTTTGAATTAAAGAAGCATTACCTACTGCAAAATCATTTACACTTTTTAGCACTCGCTGCTGTTGCCCTAACTGGGCTTGTTGCTCACCCTGTGCCACTTGCTGCTGAAGTAATTGCTCTCTAAAAGGTTGTAATGCCGCTTGTTGATCTGCTTGCTGTTGCTGTATCTCTCTGTTTTGATTAGCAGATAAAGCATTCTGAAACATATTTAAAACAGGCGCATTATCTCTAACGCCTATTTGTTGGAGTATACGATGATCAATAGCCATACTAAAACCCTATCATTGAATAGTTAACTTTCATAAACCCACGGTCAATAGCTACAGCTTCAGGCTTGATTGCTTTTACTTCATCAGCCATAACACCAGTATCTGAGCCACTTAAGCCAATCTTATTAGCTAGCTCGTTCCAATCCCATGAATAAGTGTTAAAGCCATTCTTTGAGCCTGTCTTTTTGATATTGGTTTTTAGTGCTGGGTCAGAAAATGATCCAAATATCTGTGCAGCTAATTGGTTTTGATTTGCGGTTGTGTCTGCTTGAATTTGGTTGCGGCCTTGAATACCTGCTGCTGCAACATTACCCTGATCTTGTATTAAATTAGATACTGATGAGCCTTGACCTAGCGCTGTATTCGATTGTGATCGTGCGATACCAGAACCAAAGTTTAACAGGTCAGCAATTGATTGTTTTTGCTGTCCAATTAAAGGTTGTGCAGTAAGCAACGCGTTTTCATTTAACCTTTGAAGTGTATCGCCTGATGACAATCGGCCTCTTGCTGCTGCACTTTGTAATGTTTGTCGATTAGCGTTATCTAGCCCCATTTGAAACAAAGGGTTGTTTTGCAGGAAATCAAACTGAGCTTGTGGGTCAGTTAAAAATCCAGCCTGCTCAACCCCGGTTAAACCTACACTACCAAAAGGCTGTAAAAACCCTTGACCTTCTGCTGTAGCCCTTTGTGTTTCAGCTATTGCTCTGTCTAGTGCGTCTCGCTGCTCTGCCTCTGCAAGCTTGCTAGCTTCTTTAGCGCGCTTCGCTCTATCTGTTCCGGCTAAATCACCTGGATCCACTAGTGATGTCAATGTTCCTGGCGTTGCTGCACCTAGTCCACTATCTCGTAAAAAACCCATTTTATAACCTCAGTATATTGTCATTGTATGATTTGCCATTTTTAACGTAAGTATTTTCTGTTTTATCTATGGTTTTAAAGCCAAATAAGAAAGAAAATTCTAAAACATTTTTGTACAAATCTGGAATTACAGCATAAAGTGGCAGAGTTCCCCGAAATAAAAGAGATTGTTCTCCAAATTTTAGCGCGTATTCTTTTCTAAACTCCGGCAATACTTGTACATGACATTTATTACCGTCTAAATATTTATGATAAACCATTAAGGCCACTATCTCGCCATTAACGTAACCACCTACATATAAATGATCTTCTAGCGTAGGTTTAAAATCTTCAATTAATCCGCTGTTATCGTCTGTTATTGTATCATAGATAGCGGGATCGCATAACACCGCTTTAATCTCGTCTAAATCTGTCGTTTCTTTAACTATCATGAATCAATTATCGTTGCGGTTATATTTACATTTATAGCACCGTTAGCGCTTGCTTTTGCCTGTATTATACCGCCTGTTACGAGTGCCTGCCCTATCATTGCAGGGGCTAAATCATTTGATTTGGCCCTGATATTTTTCTCCGTTATAATTTCATTTAGCACACCTGAAACTCCTGCTTGTATTAACCTGACTGTATAATTAGCTGTGCTTGTTGAGTAATTATTAAAAACAGCAGCGTCAATTCCTATTCCTACCTTTCCTGCTGGCACTATATATAAATCTTGAAATGCCGTAGTTAAATTACCAGCAAATACAATTGGCTGAAGTGGTGTTGTTGCCATTATTTACTCCTTTATACTAATAGATTGGATAAGGCTTCGGTTAGTGCGTCATTATCCGCCGGCACTATTCCGTTTAATGTTACATCTGAACCTCTTTTTTTGTTAACATCCAAAGTCCAGTGATCACCACTTGAAAATCTAACTTCAACATAAGTTCCTTTGCTGCCAGTGAATAAAGTCACAGATTCCATCGTTCTTAATGACCTAAAGGATTTTAATATGTTTTTTTCGCTTAACCCTGGCTCGGCTTTAATGTAAGTCGAACTGGTTATTATGGCAATATCGGTCATGCAATTACGTCCTCTAAGTAAACCTCGAACCCGCCAGCGACACCTACATTATTTGTGTCAGAGTCTGCTTGTAGCTTTATATCTGTTCCGGTAGGTATTGGGATCAATGGCACGTTGAATTGCCTATCCAAATCAGAACTCCCTGAACCTGACAACGCAAGCCATTCGACAACCTGCCAAACGCTACCGGGAAACCTAACTAGTGCCCTAGGCTCTACCCCTGCATTGCCTTTTTTGGCGAGAGTGAAAAACATGCTTTTTACATAGCCGACTTTATCTGCTGGTATTGTGTAAGCGGCTATAGTTGTTCTATTTACGCCGATAGGTATATTGAAAAATACATTAGCAATAGTGACTGATTGACCTCCAGTTATAACACCTTCGTTAGTTGCTAAAGGTGAGCCCCCTGTAAAAACTATAGCCCGATCTAAGCGGAGATATGATAGCGTAGAAAGCACAGGAGTAAGCCCGTTAAGTGTTATTGTTTCGGTTTGCTCTACATACCCAGCACCTTGACCAATAAGCATGAGTGTTCTAGCTCCAGTCCCCGCGGCTGAATCATTAGCACTAGTAGAAACTACAGATACAATCTCTGCAACCGTTGCATCTTGACCTGTGTAATGCCCTGCTCCTGCCGTGTCATTCCATAAATCTTCAAATCCTGGTCCTGAATCAATATCTGGGTTTCTGCCAAACTTATGTATAACCGACATTCCCGGTATACGACCAGCAGCCACCTCTAGCTCCCAATTTGTTATTGGGTTTACATCTATTTCATCAGGAAAAGCATTGTTACTCATTTAAATCTCACTCCAATCTGTACCATCGAAAACTAAATGCATACTGTAATTTAAAACATTAATTAACTTATCTGTAAATCCATCTATCGAGCCTATAACATTAATTGGGCCGCCTCTTCTCTTAATGTGAACCTCGTCATTTTCTACGGCTTGAGGGCTTAGCGTTACATCTATACTAGAAACGTTTTTGCAAATTATAATTTGAAACTCTTCTGCCGTAACACTTGTGGTCGTATTTACTATTTCAAACTCCTTTAATTCTAAAGAGTTTATTCGTGCAGCGTTACGGCTTACACGACTAGAGGAGCTAGTTATGTTTTGTTGACTATCTTCTATTATATCTGTTGTTCCGCCTGTCCTTTGCCATAACTGAAATAATATAGTATTGGTTTGTTCTACAAATGACTTAACTTCTGGATCGCCCAAAAAAGACCTTGGTATTCTTAACTGTGGTGGCGGATTTACTGGGTTAGCCATTATTTACCAGCCAAACGCAAATCAATAGTCGCGGAATAAATAGAGTAGTTCACAGGGTCAGTAGTTGATATACGAAAGATGCGATCATAAAAAGAACCTAAATTATACCATTCAACTTGTAACGTAAATTCACCTAAGCGACCAACGCGAGGCCATGATCCACCATTCCACGTATTACCACCATCATCAGAGTATTCAATCATTATGCGAGGATTATCCCCCTGTCCTGATATGACACCAACGCCAGTCTCCATAATAAGCTTAAGCTCTGACATTTGAACTCGCTTACCTTTTGCACCCAATAAATCACCGTTGGCGCTCTGGGTTACACGCACCCTTTGTAATGGCTCCGAATTATTCTTATACGTAGTTAAATCTAATTTGTAAATGTTACCATTATCTTTATCTGCTACAAATGTTTCTCCATATGCGCTTACAAAAGATTGCCCTTGATAAATCCCTGAATCGACACCGCTTGATATTTCATACCAACCACTAACACCTAAAACCTCACTCATTACAAATGTTTTATTTGCAGCAGGAATGGATATAGCGTAAAAATTCTGCCCTTCAAACGTAAATGTATGGCCGATAGAGTCGCTTAAATCTTCGTGCTTTTGTAATTCGTTAGATATCGCATAAGAGCTAACCCTTTCACTCCTTCCGGCTGATGCTCTATATATTGCATGGTCATCACCCATCCAGTAAAACGCCTCATCTGTCTCTGCAATAGAGTTTATAGCCGCTAAGCCTACTGTAAAAATCCTACCTTGTAACTTTTCTATAGGTGGAGCACCTACGCCAGAGTTATACCAACCAACAATTGAGCGAATTCCGCAACGATATATAACCTCATCAAAAACATAGTCTCTCACTAGGTCGTCAGGCAATGTTTCTTCACCAACTACATTTAAACCGCTAGCTGAAGCACCGTTACCAACATCTGACACGGTGGAAAATTTATCTTTAGTGTAAATAAATTGATTGTTAAAGAAATCAACTGATTTAGAGCCGGTGATGTTCGGGTCGGTAACTTCTGTTACTGAATCAGAATCTGTTGAGTATTGCCACACCTTTAAATCTGACACGATAAACATATTAACACCATCGTCAGCAATAATTGTGTAATCAGTGCCGGGGATTGTACCTTTTAATGTGTGATTTCCTTGCTTGTCAATAAGGTAAAGACTAGTGCCTTTTACTTGATATAGTTTTTCATCCATCCGGTGAAAGCCACGGTCTACTCCTGCTTCATTGCCTAATAATTCAAGTCCAGGAAAAGGCATAAGAACATAGTTATCTTTACCTTGCTCGGTAAGTTGCTGATACCAATTCTGTGTGCGCTGGCTAGACAGAGGTCTAGAGCGGCTTTGATATGATGGCCCTGTTACGTTTACAGGTATTGTTTGAAATGTCACGGAGTCATACCCCCATCAAGTGATAATGATGGAGCAGGCCCGTAACGTCCTTTTTTATCCGCTTTGTTTGCGCCTTTGATAGCGCCTACAAATAACTGACCGTACTTACTTAATTGCTGATCGTCTTGTGAGTAAGCAAATACTTGAGCTAAAGCGCCGTATAAATAAATACTAGGATGATTTGTAAGGATTTCGTTAGTTTGGTTATCATCACTTAATGGTGTGGCTTTTCTATAATATTGAATTTCTATTGTATATTCAGAATCAGGGGTTCGATCAAATTGAACCTCATTACCAACAATAGTAAAAAAATTAGGCTTCCCGGTTGATGGCTCTTTAAACATCTGCTCTGGAGCTTGAAACTTCAACTCCCCGCCTGAGTCAGTATCTAGCCTCACACTTCTTGCTGACTCAAAATTATCAGGCAAACTCAAGTATTGACCGGCAGTTAATGCAGTGGATATAATTTCCATGCTGCGAACTGCCAGCACTTCAGCGTCATTTGAATACATAGCATTTTCAGCAAGCGTTATAAAATCAGGTATTTTAGTGCGTAAATCTCCACGGTGAGACCAGTCAATAACTTGTTTAACCAGTTCATCGTAATTAGTTAATGCCATTAGATGCGCCCTTGTTTAGTCCTGAGCTTTGACCATTCGCTAGAATTAATCTTAGCTATCAAAAATGTTTTATTATCATTATGCAAAGGGTTGCAGTTAGACAAACCTTTGGCTTTTAATTCTTCGCGCCACATATCAACAACAATCAAAGGTATAGACGCAACTTTGTGCATATCACCTTGCCAGTTATTACCGCTAGCGTGGCTGTTTATCTCTTGCGTGTTAGCACTAAATATTGCATCAGTATCTTGCCGCTTGCGTATAATGTTTTTACCTCCGTATTGCTGAAAGGTTTCTATTACACCTGTGTGATTATCTATATCAAGAAAGCGCTCAGTCATTTTAAATAGCCTTAACTTTTTTAAATGCCGCGTATTCTTTATCGTTACAAATACACTCTTCACCTTTTTTTACATTACCATCTTTAGCGGTACAAAGGTTTTTTAATGCTATAGCTTTTTTGTTAGTTGCTTTTTTTACTTTCTTTTCTTCAGTCATAAGTTACTCCGAAAAATAGTGGGGAATCCTTTCCCCTTTAGTTACCATTAAGACGATGTGTTATCTGCAATGATACCTGATGCCGCTTCATTCTTAGCTTCTAATGTGTATTCAGAAAGTAATTGAACGCGATCTGAATCACCGTTTTTAGCTAATGGAGTTTCTTGGAAGTTAGCCAAGCTTGATAAACACCACTTATCCATTTCAAGCACATGAACTGAGTTCTGTGGCATGAAACGGTTAGGAACTACAGCAAGTGAGCCAAAGTCACTAACATAAATATCAATAGCTGTATTAACTCGTGTAGAGTCACCATCAACAATACGTTGTGCAGGGCCACTATTGCCGCCACCAACAAAAGCACTCATTGCTTGCTTGTTGAATGAACCAGCCATAATCATATCTGGATTACCACCTTCATCCCAACATGAAGCTAGAACAGCTTTAAGCTTATCTTCAGAGAATGCTGTGTTAGCACCAACAGTTCGAGTATCAGTACCATCACCAGTAGGAGCGGAACCACCAACACCACCAACATAGTTAGTAGCCAACCAAGATTCAATACCAGCTAATTCACGAGCTAAGACTTCAGAGCCAGAAACTTTGGCTTTGTTAGCTAGTAACGCTTTTTCTTGATCACGTTTAAGCTCTTTAGCCATCTTCATAACTTGGTAATCCATCTCATCACCACGACCAGCAGAGTCTACTTGACGCTGTGTGCGTGAAACTTGAGGTGTTTTACTAGAAATCTGAGTGTAATTACCTAAGCGAGTTGTTGGAGTTGATGCAGTAGTCGTTGCATCTGCCCCTTCAATTTGCGCGTTGTTAGCCGCTGCGCTTAAACTATCAGTTTGCCACTCATGGTTAGTAGCTGTTGCTGAATTTTTAGAGATACCACTTACAAAAGGTGTATCCATAGGGCTAATATCATAAATCATATTAGCAAGATCTTCGCGGTTACCAATCGCGTCATAGGTAGAAAATACGTCAGCCATGTTAGGCTCCTTTATTTAGTTGTCGTTTAAGTTGTCGTAGTTTTACAAAATCTTCTTCTCTGCCTGAATTGCGAACTTTAGCTTCTAGTGCTGCAATGTCAGTCGTTAAATTAGATTGAGTTCTTGCTTTTGGTTTTGTACTTACCGGCGCTTTACGGACTTTCTTTTCGATAGCCGCGTTGCTTTTGCTTATTGATTGATATTTAGCTGCATCTAACATTATTTCAAAATGCTTAGCTTCAAAAGTTGATAATTCAGCCTGTCCAAATCCGCGACTTTCTGCATAACTAGTCATTAGGTTTGTATCTTCTGTAAATTTCTTGCTCTGCTTGCCGTTATCCATCCATTCAGGATGATTAGCAAACAAATCAGCGCTAACTTTCGCCATATCCACATTGCTAGTTGGCAACTCTGCTTTAGACTCTGCTAATAGCTTTTTACGGTTACTCATCTTTTCAGTGTGCTCAATGTACTTTTCCGGTTCGTACTCTCGCCATTCCGCCAGCGTTTCAGCGCTCGGTGTATCTTCTTCAATCATCGCGTTTAGTTGCGCGAGTTTGTTATCGAAATCAGATTGCTTTGCGTTAAATTCCACCTTTTCAGCCTCAAATGCTTTTACATTCTCTGCATGATCTTGCGTCTTGCGAGTATAATCAGATTGTCTTAGGTTGCCTTGCTCCCATTCTTCAACGTCACGAAGATTTATTTCACGCCCTTTGTATTCAACGTAAAGATCTTCATCTGTATCAGTCTCAGTTGCTTGGATAACCTCTTCTGCTTCTGACTCTTCAATTTCCTCTGTAATTTCTTCATTAGCCTTCGCCTCTGGTTCTACTACATTATCAATTGGTGCATCTTCCGACACGTTAACGACTTCTGTATTTTCAGGTTGCTCAACTGGTGAGTCCGTAGATTTAGAGTCGATTCTTGCTTTTAGAGCGTCACGCTCTGATATTGCTGGTTGAAATTCAAACATTGTCAGTCCTATTGGTTGTTGACGTTAAATTCTATTAATTAACTGCTTGCCTTTTTCTAATAAACTCAGTGTTTCTTGTGCCTTTTTGCCTTGCTTTACTATGCTTTCAAATTTACCTTGAAACTGCTTCATCAACTGCATTCTTTGCCATAATTCATGGCGTAAACTTTCATCACCTAGTTTTGTATCGTTAAACTGCTCAAACATTGCCGCTTGCATTGCTGTAATAGCCTCGATATAAAGAGGATTGCTTAATAACTCTTCAGCTCTATGCGCTCTACTAATATCTGCTACAGCTTCATTTGTTTCTTGTTGTGGCGACTTCATTATACAGCACTCCCCGGCACATCTGCACCGTATTTTAATTCAAGTTCTGTCAATTGACGCGCCATATTTTCTTGGAACTCTTTATTTTGCTGCGCGAATTCCATCATAAATTGCTGGTTATCATTCTGCTCTTGCAGTAACTTAACTTGATTATCACCTTGAGCTTTAATCAACGTAGCCTGTGCTTTAATCTGCTCACTTTCAGCTAGCGGGTTTTGCATTTGCTGCAACTGCTCTTGTAACTGTAAAACCATTTGGTTTAATTGTTCGTTTTGAGCTTTCAATAACTCGTCAGGCTCTTCAGGATTATTAAAGAATTCGTTTGTTCTTGGCAATCCTAGTCCGTCAGTAATACGGTTTAATGTATTGTAAATATCAACATCATCAACAAGCACTGAGCCTTGCATTTTAAGCTGTTGTTGAATTCCGTAAATACCCTGCAATGCTTCGATTAACCGCTCGTTATCTCCAGCACCTAAGCCAACGTTTGATGATACATAGTGATTGTACTTCCAGCCTTTAGGGTTAACAGTTAACGCCTTACCTAATACTCTAAACTCTGTCGCTGTATCTTGGTAACGCGACACTAACCAAGCAATACCTTCATATAATTTACGAAAGCCTGTCTCTGCATAATTACGCGCAATCAATTCTATCTTAGCTGCACCTGCGTCTTGAATACCACTAAAGCGTGTCGCAGTTTCTTTGCCTATAGCGTCAGCATCTAAGCCTTGAGAGGCCAATAATGTGCCTGACGTTTGCGCTCGCGCTTGATCTACATATTGAATCACTTGTAATGTACGGTCGCCAATATAAGGGATGACTAAAGGCGCAACAGCCTGCGCAGGTAATACGCTAGAATCCTCATCTAAACGAACAATACCGTTAGTCCTAACTGTTAGCATATCATCAAGATCAACATCACCATGAACAACGTTACGCGGATTGTTAACCATGTAAATATTGTCATTCATACCACGAACTAAAGCGGTTTTCTGTAATTGTGTTTGATATGTAATCTCTGCACGACTACGACCAATAGCTTTATGCGGCATTAAAATAGCTGACAACGAAGCATAAGGAACATGATTAAAGTATTCGTTGACTAAAACTACATTGCCGCTAATCATTATATGCCTACGCTCTGCAATGCCATCTCCATCAAAATCAATCTTAATGTATAAATCTGACACTTCAACGTATTCACTAGCCCATTCAGATATAGTGCTTTCTTTATATGCACCACCTTGATCTTGATTTCTGACGCTAGCCATATTGCTTTCTTGCACAGCTTTATCACTAACAGTAGGTAACTGACCAACCAATTCTTTATCAAATCCATCAGCTAACAATTCAGAGCGAGTTTTACGGACTCTATCACCAACCATTTCAGCTTCTTCTAAGCTCGTAGCGTTACGAGTTATCAAAAAGCTTTCAGGCGGTATATTAATAATACAAACTTTTTTCTTTTCAGTGGTTACACGAAATTTAATATCAAACGTTTGCTCTACTTCGTTTTCAGTTTGCTCTGCAATATCTACTTTAACCTTATCAATAGTAGAGCCAGCCAAACTATCACGAATAGCCATTAATTCATTAGAGTCAACATCTTCATACTCTACGACTTCAACATCTTTCTGCTCTTCAATAAAGTATTTAACTACGCCATTCTTTTGAATCTCTGCATCTTTAAGCCAGTTATGAACAATTTGAAAGCTTTCTGGTTGATTGCGCACAATCCAGTTAACGTACTTTGTTTTTTCTTCAGCTTCTTTTATCTCAACTTCGTTTTCAGTGTTAGGAGTAAAAGAGATTATATCGCCTGAACCTAAAAAGATTCTAGCTAGTGATGGCATATCAGCTTCAACTACATCTGCTATGTCTGTAGAAACTACACTTGATTGATTTGGTACTGGTGCAAAGTCTCCTGTCTTATCACCTAGATAGGCCCCAAGAAACTTTGTATTGTCGCGCATTAAGTCACCGCTAAATATTGCGGCTTGTCGCTCTGCTTCACTAACTAAACTTAATAGCTCGTGTTCGGTCATTGTTGCCATTAGTGAACCTTTGAATTTGTTTTACTTATTATAGCTTGTTTGCATAATCGTTTAAATGTGCGATAATCGAATACTGAATAGGCGTATTATACGGGTATGTAATGATAAAACACAGAGCAACAAGAATATTAACAGGTAAAGGCTGGACGGTTGAGCAAGCTTGTAGTAGGTGGGGCATGAGAATTGCCACTTACAACGCAAGATGTAACAACCCTTCGTTAGTTCAGCAATTAGAAGATATGTGTAACGGTTTAGAGGATAGATTCAATGAAAAAACTTAGAGATTTTAAATGCTCTGAAACTGGCATTGTATTCGAGCGCATGGTAGAAGATGACAAATTAATGGTTGAGTGTAAGTGTAAAGGACTGGCTAATCGCACGTTGTCAGCCCCTAAATGCTTTCAAAACACAACGGGGAGATCTCCTTCATCACGTTAAACCACGTTGGACCTGCCATAGTTTAATTTCTTTCTGGCTTTCTTTAGTGGTGGCGTAAACATTGCCATCATTATTGAGTCAGCCATACCAGGCGAATCTATTCCTTGCTTCTTCATTTCTTGCTTGTTCATTATTTGCTGTAGTCCGTTACTATTGTTCTTTCTTGGTATACGACAAAGCTCGCTCCTCAGAGCTGGTATGCTTTCTATTCCGTCACTGTTAAAGCTTATCATTTCTTCAGGATCAACATACTCACCTTTAACAACGCATCGGTAAGTGTTGTAACATCTATCAGCTAAAGCAATATAGTATTGAGCGCGGTTATTCTTAAATACTTCAGCGTTCGTTAGTTGATTGTTTTTTTCACCGTAATCTTTCTGGTAAAGCCTTTCAGCATTATCTTGTCCTTTACCTGACAGTGAACCCTTGAACATTTGATATTTAGTATTAGTTGAGTCTAGGCTGTTAGATACTTGCCGCTTAAGCCCTGCACCCATTCCGTCACCATCCCATATAAACCAATCAGCTTTATGTTCTCTTGCTAAGTTAGTGGCCCAATCACAACCAACATCAATCTCACCTGAATTCTTTTCATAGATATGTTGAACAATAGAACCATGCCGCATTGCATAACCTTTATTATCCTTACCTGTATCGCTTGGATCGTGTGCCGCTATCTTAGCCCCTAGAGGTTTAAATACTTCTTTTAACTTATCTATCTTGTGAGCATCTACACAAGCATCAAACCATTCAGCCTTAATGATAGAGTCTTCAACCTCATCATTAAACTTACCCTCCCATATCCAATCATACTTAGCTCTTGATAGGTTGGCGTAATCCCATAACCTTAAGGTTTCTTGCTCGTTATTCCACCAAGGGTTGTCACGCCAGTTAACTACAATGATTAAATGTAAATCATCTTCATAATAACCATGTTTTTCTAGCTCTTTAAGGTAAGGAACTATAAATCTTTGACTAAATGGATCTGCACTTGATTGAGGGTTAGCACTAAACCAACACTCTGCACCAGGGTTTCTTAATATAGTTGGAAGAAGCTTATCAATAGATGCTTGGCTCATTGTCTGTGCTTCTTCAAACCATGAGTACTTATAGCCCTGCGCTGATTGAATAGAGTTAGGATTTCTTGATGCACCTTTGTATGTTGTCTGCGCGCCTTCAGGGGATATTATTTTTTTCTCTTGAACATTCCACCCATCTAAGAATAAGCGGTCATTAATTGCACCTTCAAACACTCGATGTACGCTATCAGCGATAGAGTCCTGAAACTCACGCAAACAATATATATCAGCCTTTTCGGTTGCCATCTTGAATGTTAAGGCGTCACCTATTCCAATTGATTTGCCAGAGCCGCGACCACCTATAGCAATCTTTAACTGTTTAGGCTTAGTAATAAATGGCTCTAGTTTTTTATTTATCTTCAACAGTGGCATTCACAAACTCCACTGTCCACTTACCATCACTCTTAAATGTTTCGCCTTCAGCGTTTTTGATTTCAACAGACTTTTCATCGGGTAGGTATTTTTTAAGGAGTGCTAAACGTGTTGAATTTGCTGAGTTTATTCTAGATACAGCAACACTATCCATCTCTATTGTTTGGTCTTCTAGTTTTTCAAGGTTATCAAAGATATGAGACAACTTACCTCTTTCAGATAAGTATCGCCTTAACTCTTCTCTGTTTATCTCTCTTGCTGTGACTTTTCTGTTAGCCATATTGTGAGTCCTCTCGGTTATTCACTGTTGTTCGACTTAAAATTAATTAAACTTTTGCTACCTGAAATAAACCGTTAGCACCTACTGTAAATGTGAAATCGTTATTAGCTAAATCAGGAGGCGTTACCCCGTTATCAGTTGTCATGTCCCACGCACAAAACGCCTTGTTGCTTGCTGTTGTATCTACTGCAATTAATGTTTTTACTGTAGATGGATTACTTGCATCTTTAAGTAATGATAAATCAGCAGCATCATATTTAGAGGCAACTGTTGCTCTTGTCCATGTTACCGATGCACCAACAAATGAGCCTGTATAATTACCACCTGATGCAACTTGTGTAAAGTCTGCCAATACAGGGTTGGTAGCATCTAAGTTAATAGCGCTTGCTGTTTCTGTAATAAAATAAAAGGCTAACGTATCACTAGCTAAAGTATACGAGCCATCACCTAATTGCTTTGTTACGTCATTAAAGCCGTAAACTGTTCCTAGTGCCATGGTAATTCCTCTAAAGTTTTAAGTATTTTAACATTATTTACTTGTCTGTCCAAATTGTCACCACATTAGATTTATCGCCCCAGTTGGTAACGGCTTTTGGTTTGTCTGTCCAAAGCTCTGTAATTGATACAGAAGCATCGTAGAATGTGACGCTATATAATTGATTGCCGGCAGATACATTGATCACGCCTGATAATTGAACGGTAGCATCAAAGAAGGTTATATCATAATCTTGTGTTTGAGCTAATACATCGATACCTGCTATTAAATCTACCTGACCATCAAAAAACTGAACTTGGTAAAATTGCGATTCAGCACTAACTAAAACCTCGCCAGTTAAATCGACGGTAGCATCATTAAACGTTAAACTATAATCTTGCCTTTCTGCCGTTACGGTTATACCGCTGCTGACAGTAAATATAAAACCACCTGCACCAGCAGCGCCAGGACTAGAGCTTGCTAATATCCCATACTTACCGCCAGCAAAATCAACAAAGATATCAGTTACCGGTGATTCTGTTATGGTATTTGTTCCACTGCCATCATGCTCCCATAAATTACCAGAGCCGGGCATTTCACCAAAGTAACCTTGGTTAGCAGAGTCAACATCGACACTATCGTTAAACTTACCATTGGCAAATCCGAACCTAGTGGCGCCAACAGAGGTAACGCCAGATATATCTGAGTTTGGCCTTGTTGCGCTAGATATAATGCTGTCATTTGCATTGTGTATTATCAGCTTTCTAATTATTACAGTGTCATTATAGATAACCCCGTCACTACCTAGCCCGTCACATATCAAGCCATCGATAGTCATATTAGGGGCGCTAGTTAGGTTTAGATTGTTTGTTCTTAAGTTTCTTATTTCAGAGCTAGGTGCTGCACAAGAAAATGCACCCGTCATTTGGGCGCCAATATTTATATCACCATCGTCCTGAGTTTCTTCGCCAGGGTTAGGAATGATAACTATACCTAGATTGTATTGACCTGCGTTAACACTTGTAGCAAATGAGTTAGAGCCACTTACCTGCATGGTTCTATTAGCGCCACCTTCAGCAGCTATTGCAGCAACACCCGTTGCATAGGTTATCCCTGATTCAACACATAAGACCGTCATTAATCACGCCTCTTGATGTAAGGCTCTATAACTGACCATGTAGTTGAGCTTTCGCCAACTTCACGTAATTGCTTTCTTACTGGGTGATTGTAGTCTTCAGGTAGGTCTATGTAATATCTACGGTTGAATTCTTCAGGGTTGTTATCTTTTATGAACTGCTCTACATCGTTACCAAGCCTTACTTGCTCAACGATATCTTCATTAGGGAGGTATTCTTCAGTTAAAATTAATACCTCTGGCTCAGTGCCGTCCATATCTTCATTCGTTATATAGATTATAGCGAACGGGTAGCGCCAATCATCTATTGATAATCCAGATTCTAGCCATTTAGATAAACAGTCACCATTGAAATATGCGAAGCTATCAGGATTTACACCTACACAGTCACCCTTTCTAAATGTATTTTGTGAGTATTTCATTTGAAGAGAGAAAGGCATTTATTCAACCTCTGTATCGGTTTTTCTTTTCTTTGTTGCTTGGTTCTCAAGTATTTTAGATATACCTAAGTTAACGCTATCAAACTGCTTGAGGGTTTCTTGTTTGTGAACATCAAAATCATCCTTTAAGTCGGATATATCTCTTTTGTTATCATCTGCCTGAGTGCCTTTTTTATAGGTTAGGTAATAAAACAAAAGGCCTATAAGGCCAAAAAATACAGTTGCTATTGCACCTATTGCTGGGGCGTATTCATTAATGACATCTAGCCAGCCAATTCTAACACTAACGCCCGTACTTATTGCGGATATAGTTGCACCATCCGCCAAAGCTTTTAATGTTTCTTGCTTCACGTTTTAGCCTTTCCCGTTTTTTGTGCAAATAAACCTTTGTTAGCGCAGTTACTATCAACGTTCCGCCCACGTAACAGTCCCTGTATTCTATGAAGTGCCTTAGTAAATCCATTGTATGAGATCACCATTTGTAATAACCCTACTAAAATTATTAGCTCGTCATACCAAAGGTAGAAAAAGCCATATGACTTTGTTTTAAGGCTTAATATTATCATGATATGGCACAATGTAGCAAAGCATAGTAGTAATGAGTGCTTTAATGCTGTAGGGCTTAGCTTTAAGAGCATAGCGCAAGCCAAAGCAAACGACCCGTCAATTAATATTATTTTATTTGTTAGCTCGATGTATGACAAAGGATCAAACAAATTAAAAGTAAATATCCAACAATATATTAGCCAAAGAATACACAGGCAACATGAAACAGCAAAGTCTTTTATTCCGCCAAAAACTGATATAACAAAAAACCACACCAACAACAGATATGATAAGTTTTCCGCTATTAGATGTGGTTTATATTCAATCATTTATAACTACTCGTCTTCGTCTGGATCTGGCTTGTCGCGTCCACCTGGCATAACACTTCCTTACTGGTTAATAGGTGATTTAATTATAACACTACTCTATTTCAATTAAAAACTTACTTGGCAGCACCTTTAATAGCTTTCTCAATGTCGCGGTACTATTTGTAACATCAGGAATACTGTCGCCATCCAAAAACCTAACACTGTCACCAACAAGGATGCACCCTTTAACATTTCTAGTGTAATTGCCTTTATGTATCTGTATGTGACTTCGGCCTAATACATTATCAATGGCTATGCAATCTCCGTTAGATGGGCTTTTATGCTTACGACCTTGATACGCGCCAGCAGCAGGTATACAGCTAATATTCTGCTGATTATCTAACCAAGGCAACTCAAGTGTGAAGCATTGTAAATCACCATAAGTTAAGCGACCTAATGTGCAATCATCATGATACCAGCGTTTAATTTTTAACTTTGGCATCTTTAAAGCTTCTACATTAGTAATTATTGTTTGCATTCTTTACTCTCCTAAATTAAAAATACGCTTAAAAAACCTGTAAATAACAAATGCTGGCGCTTGTTTCTGATCGTCATTTACAGGAAAAAACAAAAACATAGCAAAAGCACAAACCGCACCAGCAAAAACAAAGCACAAAACAAATACCTTTAAAACTTCAAATATTGCCTCAACCATATCACCCTCACTAAATATAATTAATTAACTTTCACAGTAGCGTTAAATTGATTTTTAATCGGATTATTAACGCAAATTGGCTTAACTTGTTTACAGTCATTATAGTACTTACAGTTATCAAACCTGCGTCCTCCGCTTTCTGCTCTATCAAAGCAAGCTGGTGCGCTACTTATTTTATCGTAAATTGCATCGTGATTTTTAATGCACTCTTGACTATGGTTAACGCCATTAACAGCATTGCAGTTTTCACCTTTACATGTGCTCATAAGTAATCCTTAATATTAAAATAGCTTAATAGCCCTATAGATTTAATTTAGCAACGCAACCAAGCAACACAACTTCAAATAATTCAGGCTTATCGTTAAACCAATTAGTTAAAGTCTGCAAACTCTGCCCTGTTAATTCGCTAACTTGAGTTAGGGATTTTAAACCTAACTCTTTAGCTTGCTTACTTGCTGTCATTTGAAATCCTTAACTTTTTGCTTTTTGCATTTACATAATAAATAAGGTTTGTTTTCTAAAGTCATTTTATATGCAAGCTCTGAAATTGAGCGCTCGCAATGAGCGCATTTATATTTACTCTGCATTATAACCCTCAACATCAAGCCAACTAACCATGTCTTTAAGCTGTGTATCTGTAGGTTCGTGATCACCAACAATAACAAATGAATCATCTGATTTAATCATTACTATATCGAAAGGATTTTTCTTGCTTGAATAAGTAACCATAGTTTCAACGTTTGACATAATATTCTCTCTTTTGTTTGGTTTGTTTCTCAACTCTTGAAACTATTATATCAAACTATTTTAAGAATACAATACATCAAGGTTATTTATTTCAAATTATTTTAATTAAACACAACAGACCTATAGAGCTGTAAATTATTATGCCGATACAAAATTGATTTAATGTTATACCGGCGTTTATGTAAGTTAGTTTGTTATGCATTTAAAGGGCGTATTTCAACTTGGATAGTGTCATGTAAATTACAGCACTGCAAAACCCGTAAAAAGCAAATAAAGCCGGTATGGTCGTAACCACCTCCAAAGCAATCCCAGCGAATACATACGCAAAAATAAATAAAATTGTTACCATCGCTCTTCTAAACATCTTACTCTCCTTTTAAGCTCTTTAGCTTTTGTTTAAATTAACAGTAACCATTACGTTACCGCCTTTAGTTTTAACGCCTTTCTTAATTGATAATGAAGTAACCTGCTCGTCATCAATCCAGAACCCGCCATGACTTAACGCGTCAAACAAGGCTTTATTAAAGTTGTCGATATCGTACCGCCTTAGCGTAGGAGGATTTAACACTAGAGACACATGAACAGTTTTCGATATGTTTTCGTCTAATAAATTTAATTGCTTAAGCTTTTCTATCGCGCTTTTTCTGTAATCCCTTCCTCTCTTACTTAATATCAGCCTGTTTCTGTAAGCTCTCCAGCAACTACCTACGCTTGGAGGCCATGGCATTTCGAATTCATAACTCATGCTATCACCAATAAACCTTTATCAATTAGCTTTTGCTGTGTTCGCTCTAGTGCCATCATTTTAGCACTATCAACCATTTCATGCCCGTATAAAGCAGGCGCTCTACCGTCAATCACATCGTGACAATTAGAGCAAGCATAAACAGCAAAGTGATCACTACATTTAATCGCCATACCTCTATCCTTTCCGATATGGCAAAGGACTACAGTTTCGTTGCTAGAGCAATTACCAAGCAATAACGTGCAATCTTCGCCTTTCGCTGACTTGGTTATTTCAGTTTGCTTTGCCACTACTCTCTCCTTATTGCGGCCATTATAGCCGCTTTAGTTTAATTAAAATTGACGGCTGTTGTTTTGCGGATGGTTCTGTGGTGCGTGTTGGCTATGGTTGTTGTTATTGTTGCTTTGCTGAAAGCCGCCGCCGTTTTGTTGTGGTGCATTCTGCTGGTAGCCACCTTGTTGAGGCGCTACTTGTTGGTTATTATCATCTTTAGCGAATACATTGCCTTTAGTTGAACCAGTTGGACCCCATAACTCAAATGACTTACTTCCATCATCCCATGTAATTAATTCGCCAATAGTTTTCCAGACCTTTTTTTGCTGTCCTTGGTTGTCGGTGTACTCGCGAATTGCGATAGTCATATTTTCTTTAGATTGTACGTTTGTCATTTTCTTTCCTTTACTCTGTTAATAGTTAATTTGTAGGTTAGGTAATTCACGTTTAGCGGCTAATTTTATCATTGTTTTACCATCTTCTTCGCTGATACCGTTAGCAGTTAAAACCTCTAAAATTCCGTTGTGAACTTTAGCATTATGACGCTTGTTTGCCTCGCGCTTTTCTGCTGCTTCTTGCTCTAATGTTGCCTGTTCTTTCTGGCGTTGAATCTCGGCTTGCTTTGCGTTCTCTGCTGCAATTTCTGCTTGTTGCTTTGCGTACTCTTCACGCTCAATAGCTTCTTGCTTTTCACGCTCAATACGTGCATTTTCATCAATTACGCGCTGCTTTTCAGCTTCTTGCTGACGAATAACTTCTGCCGCTTCATTTTCTTTTCTGTCAATTTCAGCTTGCTTGCGATCCATTTCTTCTTGCTGTAAGCGCATCTTTTCTTGCTGCGCCTCTAGCTGCTCTTGCTGTATTCTGTTTTGCTCCGCTAACTCAGCTTGCTTTGCTTGCTCGGCTTCATATGCAACACACTGCATTAGCGCATCATTTAATATATCTAGCGACTCGGCGCGAACTTGAAAAGCGTCAGTTGCGCGGTGATAATAACCGTCTTGAGTGTCAGTCTCTCCACACTCCTGAATTAAATCGGTAATTTGCTGAGATGTAGAACCGTTCGGTAATACTCTGTAATTATACAGAACATCAATACGAGCCTGTAAGTCAGCTTCAAACTTAGCTTTGCGATCTTTCTCTTCTTGGTCTTTAGCTTTGTAAGCTTCTTGATGTGGCTGTTGAATATCAACAAGGATGTCCATTATTTCATTTTTCTTAGCGTCAATTGCTTTGCCACCAGCAACCCAATAAGCTTTAGCGTTTTTATGCACCGTATTTAGCTTTGTTCGTGCTGGTGTTGTCATATCCAACACAAAGCGCTTACTTGCTTCATAACCTTCCTTTGTTGACATATCAGGAATGAAATTACCTTTATCTTGTATTTCAGCAATGCCAGCCGCGATTTTATCAAACTCTACTAACTCTTTTACTTCGTTCATTTTATTTCTCTCCAGTAATAATATTTAATTGTGAATTGTATGCTACGTCAAAACCTTTGGCGTATGCGTTAAAATCAAGGTTTAACAATTGACACCTACCTTGAAGTTTATTTTTATGTCCTACTAGCAATAAACTTCA